TGCAAAGGGCGCGCTTGCAAGTGGATACCAGAAAGTGGATCGTATCTAAACTAAACCCAAAGAAATACAGCGATAAGATACAAAACGAAGTTACCGGTGATATGGCGATAAATTGGATCGAAACAAAAACGAATGATATTAACAAGTAAACAAACCAAAGCATTAAACTATTTAGAGGACCAACAAACAAACGAAGTTATTTTTGGAGGGGGTGCCGGTGGTGGTAAGTCAGCGCTCGGCGTTTATTGGATCATTAAGAACTGTCTAAGGTATAAAGGTAGTCGCTGGTTAATTGGCAGGGCTGTATTAAAGACTTTAAAAGACACCACACTTAACAGCTTTTACGATATTTGTAAACTGCAAGGGCTAAGATCCGGAACCCACTATAAATATAACGCGCAAAGTAATATTATAACTTTTACTAACGGATCGGCTATTTATTTAAAGGATCTATTTTTGTATCCGTCGGATCCGAACTTCGACGAATTAGGTAGTTTGGAAATTACAGGCGCATTTATTGACGAGTGCAACCAGATTACAGAAAAGGCTTTTAATATTGTAAAGTCCAGAATAAGGTATAAACTAAATGATTTCAATTTAATACCTAAAATATTAGGCACTTGTAACCCTTCAAAGGGCTTTGTCTATAATAACTTTTACAAGCCATCTAAAGAAGGGAAACTACCTAATAACAAAGCATTTATTCAAGCGCTTGCAACTGACAACAGCAATATAAGTTCACACTATATTGAAAGCCTTAAAACACTTGACAATTTTAGCAAAGAAAGACTATTATACGGCAATTGGGAATACGACGATAGCAAAAACAATCTAATAGACTATAATAAAATAGTAGAGATATACTCGAATGAATTACCAGAGGGTAAGCAATATATTAGCGCCGATATTGCAAGATATGGCAAAGATAAGACTATTGTAATGCTTTGGTCCGGTCTGACAGTTACAGAGATCCATAAGTTAGCAAAGAAGTCAACAACTGAGGTTGCGGAATTTATAAAGTCTTTGGCTGCAGCAAAGGGTATTCACCACAACAATATTATAATCGACGAGGACGGTATAGGCGGAGGCACCTGCGATCAGGTGAAAGGATGCCGCGGATTTCTTAACGGAAGCAAAGCTATTAAGGGAAACTATATTAACTTAAAGTCTGAATGTTATTATAGACTTGCTGAGTTAATCAATAAGAATGAAATTGCAGTCAGAACAGAAGATGTTGATATAAGAAAGCAATTAACAGAGGAATTAGAGTGGGTACACAGGCACAACGCGGATAAAGATGGGAAACTTGCAATACTACCAAAGGAGAAAGTAAAAGAGAAATTAGGACGGTCGCCGGATATATCAGATGCTTTAATGATGAGAATCTATTTCGAGTTGAAGCCTTTTGATTTTGTAGTAGAATAATAGTAAATTTGTAAAAATATAAGTATATGAATCTAATCCAAAGAATTAAGGCTGTTATTATGCCTACTCAATCCGATCCTGGAAATAAATACAATCAATCTCTATTTTCTTATTTTAACGGCATATTCTTTAATATACCTAATAATCCGCGCGCTTATGTAGCAAATGGATATCAAGGGAATCCGGATGTATATTCTATTATAAATATGATTGCTAAGAAAGCAGCGAGTGTTCCTTTTTATGTTTATGTAGTAAGTAATAAAAAGAGTTTTAATAGAACAAAGAATAATAAATTTAATCTATTAAAGAAAGGACTTGACGAAGTTGAGGGAACAGAGTTAAATAGATTAATCGCAAGACCGAATGAGATGCAATCTCAACAGGAGTTTATCGAAGCTATGGTTTCGTTTCTTGAAATTACCGGTAATGCTTATGCTTATAAGTTTATGCCAGAAGTAGGTAGAAACAAAGGAGTACCAACTAAATTATATCCTTTACCATCACAATTTACTCAAATTATAGGTAGTGGCACATTTGAGCCAATTAGTGGCTATAAATTACAAATAGGAAACCAAGAAATAACTTTTAACAGGGACGAAGTTAATCATATTAAATTCTTTAATCCTGATTATAATGTGAGTGGTAATCAACTTTATGGAATGAGTCCGCTTATGGCTGCTTGGGAAACTGTTTCAAGTTCAAACGAAGGCACAAGGGCAAAAGCTAAGGCATTTATTAACGGTGGTGCAGCAGGTCTACTTTTCTCAGGAGATAAGGACGCTATGCTTGATGGCGAACAAATAAGTAAGATTAACCAACAAATTGACACTAAATTAACAGGAGCAGACAATTACAAGAGAATAGTAGCTACTAACGGAATTATTGACTATAAGCAAATTGGAATGAGTCCGGCGGATTTAGAAATAATTAAATCAATTGGAGCGGATAGGGACACTTTATGTAGAGTGTTTGGAGTAGATCCTATTTTATTTGCTACTGACTCTTCTTCGTACAATAATAAGGAATTAGCCTACAAAGGATTAGTAACTAACACAGTTATTCCTATTCTAAACTTAGTAAAGGCTATGTTTAACGAAGTAGCAATATATTACTCATTAAGAGATGGAGTAGAGTATTATATTGATTACGACGCGCAAGCATTCCCCGAAATGCAAAAGGATATGGAAAAAATAGTTACCCAAATGAAAGAAAGTTGGTGGATTACTCCTAACGAGAAAAGGGACGCTATGAACTACGATAGATTAAACGAGGCGGATATGGATAGAATATTAGTCCCTACTAATTTAACTTATATGGACGAAATAGGGATGACACCTGGAGTATGACAGAACAAGAAAAAAACGAAGAACTAAGAGCGTATATTGAATTATGGGGATATAGAAGATTTAGAAAGGCTTTGGATCAAAGTATTCAACCTTTATTAAATTCTTTAAAGGAAAGTAATTCAATTGGCTTTACTTATGCTTTACAGGCTTTACTTTATAATGCTCAACCCGTTGACGAAAGTATAAGAGAGTTTTACGAGTTCGCTTGGTATAAACAAAGTGATTCTTTTGTCAATTGGGCAAATACTACTTATGATGCCGGCTTAGAGAAGAATGATCCTTATATGAATAGAATGCTAAGTTCTTATTATAGCACAATAGGCATTCAACACAGTCAAATAATCAACGATACTTCAAGAAGAAGAATAAACGAAGCATTTCAAGCTGCTTTTGCTAATAACGAAAGCGTAACTGATTTTGAAAAAAGATTAGTTCAAGAAGTTCAAATGAACAAGTCAAGAGCAAGAATAATTTCAAGAACTGAAAGCGTAATGCTTTTAAATAAAGTTATGATTGAAAATGCTCAATTATTACCTTTTGAAGTTAATAAGATTTGGATTCACGATCACCCTAATGTACCAAGAAATTGGCACTTAGCTTTGAATAATACAAAGAAACCTTTATTAGTTCCTTTTGATGTTTTAGGGATTCCGATGCAATATCCTGGAGATCCGATTGGCGGACCTGAAAATAATATAGGATGCAAATGTAGTATGTTAATTGTACCGAGAAAAGATGAAGACGGTAATTTAATTTATTCATAATTGCTAAAAAAGTTAGTATCTTTGTATATCATAGTTTGGTGTTTTGGTTTTAGGGTGGGTAGGTAACTACTCACTCTTTTTTAAACACTATAAAAATAATCGCTTATGAAAAATATAAGTTTCAAGAATTACGACGCAAGTATAAAAGACTTGGATGTAGCAACAGGAATAGTAACAGGTTACTTCTCTCAATTTAATTCTATTGATTTAGACGGAGATGTTATAATGCCAGGTGCATTTACAAAGACTATCGCTGAAAGAGGACCAGATTCATTAAAGCCTGAAATTGCTTATTTATGGCAACACGATACTTACAAGCCTTTAGGAAAGCTAATGGTTTTAAGAGAAGACAACTTTGGTTTGTACTTTGAAGCTAAAATGAGCGATACAACTTACGGACAGGATGCTTTGAAACTTTATAGAGATGGTGTAATAACCCAACATTCTATTGGTTATCAAGTAATAAAGTCGGTAGAAACCACTATGGAAATGGAAGAAGAAGTTGAGCAAATCTACGAGGTAAAACTTTGGGAAGGTTCAGCAGTAACTTTTGGAGCAAATCCTAATACACCTTTTACTGGCTTCAAGTCTGTAAAAGAAAGAGAAGACCGAATTAAAACTTTAGTTAAGGCTATTAAAAATGGTACTTATACTGATGAAACATTTGGTCTTATTGAATTTGAATTATTAAAACTTATTTCACTTGTTAAATCTGATGAGCCAACTGTGGTTACTCCTGTGGACAACGAGCCGAAAGAGGACAATAAGATACAAGAAATAAAACAATTTAGAAACCTATTAAATCTTTAAAAAGATGGAAGAAATTAAAAATTTAGCAAATGACATCAACGCAAAGTTTGATGCTAACGCTAACGCTTTATTAAGCGTAAAAAATGAAGTGTCTACGATGGTAGAAAAAAGTATTGATGCAGTTAAATCTGAAATCAAAGCAGTAAAAGATGAAATGGATAGACAAGCTGAAGAAGTATCTCGTAAGAGTGCAGCTAAAATTGCATCTTCAAAGTCTATCGGTGAGCAAATCGCTGAACAATTAGACAGTAATATGTCAATCGCTGAAAAAGAATTAAAATCAGCAGGTGGTTCATTCACTATGAACTTAAAAGCGGTTGGTAATATGTTATTATCTTCTAACTTAACAGGAGATTCAGTAGCTACTTACAACCAACAACAAGCAATCTTGCCTTCGCAAAAATT